AGCTTCTTCGTCAGACAACCTGTGTTTAAACTTATATTTTTCAAACCATTTATCAATCACATCTGACATTGGTTGTTTGGTAATTTTTGATTTTCTTTTAAATCCTTTTGATTGAGCTTCCAACTCGTGAGGTTGTGAATAGTAATCAAATGAATTTTCAGGTTCTCCTCCGACTGTATCAAGAAACCCTTTTGTTACTTGTCTCATATGAGTAAATTCGTGAGCAACAATTTCGTTCAACTCCCCAATTAATTCTGTAATATGAGATAATTTATTGTCAGGATTGTATCTAACATTTATTACTAAAGTTTCTTCATCAGGATAATAATCACCGTCAACATATATTTCATTCGCATCAAAATCCTCGACCATTTCAAATTCTACAGTGTATTCAACATCAATATTGTAATTAAAATATGTCATATCTTCACTTATTCCTTCAGGTAAATAATAAACTCCCTCGTCATTTTCTTTGAAAACTTTGACTATATCTCTAACAACATTCCTAATTATTTTTCTGTCTTTTTTTGATTCTGTAATATTTTTTGGTATGTCAGAACAATTTAAAGATTTAACTATTATTTTGGTGTCCCCGAATTGTTCAAGCATTTTTTTTATCTCTGAACTAATACCTGCAATCATTTGTAAGTATTCCCTATCATTAATGGCGTCTTTACCAGAATTACAAAAAGAATTAATATGGGTATAATATCCTTTATTCTTGGTTGTAATCTTATCAATTTCAACCGCAATATTATATGTGTCATTTTCAAGTTTAGAATCAATTAACTTAAAATAAATTCTAACTTTTGATTCATTACTATCTTCTAAATTTCCTTCCCATTTGAAGTCCTTTCCAATCATTATGTCTCTTAAATCTTCCATATCTAATAAATACTTCAAAAAAATAAAAGACCTAATTTCTTAGGTCTTTTGGTGTTATATATATGTAATACCCTACAAGTAGGGTGGGGGTATATGATAAATATACCCAATATTAAAAAAATTACTTCTGAAAGTCCAATAAACTGAACTTTTTTTATTTTAATAAATTATAATACTCTTTGAAATGCTTAATTCTATCCGTCAATCCGATTGTTCCACCATTAACTCTTTTAGTTACCGCTGTAACTGTTGCGTCATCTGAACCCTTATCACAAATAGACCAAAGTTTATTTGAGTCAAAGAAAAACGCCGCAGATGCTAATGGATATTTTGTAGCAACCAAATCAGGATTTGATACCGTATCCTCTCCAATAAACTTTGCAAAGTTTGTATAGTTTTGTTTTCCAGTCAATTGGATGTAACCTCTGCCACGGAATTTAAACCCTTCACCTGTTGATTCGTCACCATTACCCATTCTTCCACCATATACTTTAGATGCGATTTTTTCAGGGTTTCTAGCATACCCTTCAGCCAAATTACCAGGGAAATATTTTGGGAATATCTTTTTCAATCCATCTGCAGAATAATTTAAGTTTTCTTGAACCGCTTTAAAACCACCTGATTCGTGACCACATTGTGCCAAGAAATGAGCCAATCTTAATGGGTTTGTAATGTTGAATTTTTTAGCAGTATCAGGAATTTGAGCAATTACACTATCAGGAACGTGTCCTTTTAAGTTTTGTAATTTGAATTCTGAATTTGTAGGAATTACAACATCTTCTTTTATCACTTGGGCTGGTTGGGTTTCAGAACCAAACATCTTGCTCCAAGTTCCATTACCAACAATGCCGTCAGCAGTTAATCCGTTTGCTGCTTGCCATTCTTTTACTTTAGCCGCAGTTCCGTTACCGAATATACCATCGGCAGTTAATCCTAATTTTGATTGGAGTTTTTTAACATCTTCTCCTTGTGAACCAATTTTTAATAACATAATTTTATTGTTTAAACATAAATATCATTAAAAACAAACAAATTGTTTTGTATATTTATAAATATGAATAAATCTTTGGTAATAATTGAGCAAGTTGATAATTTGATTAAGTCGTTGACCGAATCTAAACTTAGCCGTAAAGAACACTTATTGAATATTGTAAATCTATTAAAATTTAATAAAATTAAATCAAACAAAATTTCATTTTTACTTAAAGACATAAAGGCACAATCAGATGATGTCACAGTTGATTTTGAATTACTTGAAAGAGGGTTGAGAAAAATTTTAACAAAAAAAGGTAATAAAAAAGATAACTGTGAATCTTATTTTGATAGTGTTTGGAGGTCATTAAATAAAAGAAAATTTCAAGACGATGATGATTCTGAATCTGAAATAGAAGAACCATCAATCTTACCTAAAAAAATATTTAAAAAAGAATTGTTTTCATTACAGGTTGAATTGTTGAAATTACAGGAGTGGTTAAATAATACAAAAAAAACAGTTATCGTTGTATTTGAGGGTCGGGACTCCGCAGGTAAAGGTTCTACAATTAAAAAGTTTACAGAAAATATGAACCCGAGATTTTTTAAAGTTATTGCACTTGGGATTCCAACACCTGACGAAAGGGCAAATTGGTGGAAAAGATATGAAGACCAAATTGAAAAAGGTAAAGTTAACTTATTTGACAGAAGTTGGTATAATAGGGGATTAGTTGAACCTGTTATGGGTTATGGTACTCCTGAAGAGTATGAAGATTTTATGGAAAATGTTCAAGGGTTTGAGGAATCTTTAGTTAAGGATGGAGATTTTCTATTCAAACTTTGGTTTTCAATTGATAAGGAAACTCAAGCTCAAAGATTTCAGTTCAGACAAAAATCTCCTTTGAAATATTGGAAATATTCTAAAAACGATGAGAAGATGCAAGAGGTATGGGAAAAGTTTACTGAATATAAAGAAAAGTTATTTGATAAAACCTCAACTGTAAATCACCCCTGGGTTGTTTTGGATTCAAATGATAAGAAAATTTCAGGTTTAAATGCCATAAGATATGTTTTACAAAACATACCATATAATAATAAGAACGAAGAATTGTTAGATAAGGAATACCCTGAAGCAATGTCAGTTCTTAGACCTAAAGTTTAAGCAAGATTATTAGAATTAATATCATTCATTATTTTTTCAATCTTGTTGGCAGAACCTAAAACTGTTTCTCTTCTTGAATCTAATGCAACTTCTTGTAATTCTTTAGGGTCGGTAATACCATCTTCAACCGCTTCATTAATATCGGTTGCAAATTTTTGGAAAAATCCCGGTCCGTTCCAAGACGCATATATAAAGTTAAAAGTTAACCCTTTATCTGAATCAACTATTTTCTTCGCTTCGTCAGTAAAATATTTTTCAGATAATTGTTTATAATGTGGTTCCATTATTTTAACAACCAAGTCAGTTAACTTTTCAGATAATTCCCCACCTCTATATCCATGTTTCCAAACTTCAGGCTTTTTATTCTTATCAATGATTGACCAAAACTCAACACCTGCGGGTGATGTGTTTAAATTACCCCCATGAGCTCTATCTATTCCAAACATTGTTTCACCCGAACGACCCATTGCTGATGTGCGATGCCAATCAGGGTTATAATATCCACCTTCAATTTTGTCAATTACAAGTTTTGTTATTTTTTCAAAATCAACATCTGCCGGTGAGACATTACTTTTTTGTTTTAATCCACTAAATAATAAATCAAGTATTTTATCCCAAGACATATCTTTATCACCAAATAATGCAGATTTTAATATATCACCAAGTAAACCCTCATTCAAATCCTCACTCTCATTTATCTTGGAAATTTGTCTGAATCTAACTATCTCTTTTAAAATTTTTTTCTCGTTCATATTTTATAAATATTTATAAAAAAAAAGAATTATGAATTTACGAGAAATTTTAAGAGAAGAATTAAAGAAGGAGTTAAAACCTATGAAACTAATGACTGAAACTTATGTTTCTGAAAATCTAAAATATCACTTGGAAAATAAAATTTCATTAAGTGAAACAATTTTTAGAAGTGGCTCAAACTCCCACATAAATTTGGTAAATGAGGTTAGAGAACTACACCAAGCCAATTTTATACAATTAAATGATGAAGATAAATGGATTGTTGAAACTAATTTAGGTGAAAAGATAACTCTCAAAAACGGTAAGGAAATATTTTTAGATTTACCTATTGTTGAGGAGTCTTTAAATGAAGCTGAGTATAAGGGTAGAAAAGTCCAAGTAGGTAGACCTATGAGAAACACAGGTGGAGGTAAAAAATATGTAGTGTATGTTAAAAATCCATCAACAGGTAAAATTAAAAAGATTTCATTTGGTGATGTTTCAGGAGGACTGACCGCTAAGGTATCTAACCCGAAAGCACGTAAAGCATTTGCAT